GAAAGAGAGGTCCAGAGGCCATTTCATTCGGCTCGATTATGAGCCGGGGAATGACTTCCTATCCTGCCTTTCTAGCCTCGGTCTTACCAACCCTTTGTACCTTGCTTGGGAGTTAGTCCCTTACAGCTTCGTTATCGACTGGTTTACTCCTATCGGTGACTGGCTGAGTTCGCTTGACGCGGCTCAGGGTTTTAAGTTCTACTCTGGTAGTATTACCTCCAGAGAGGAAGAGGTGACTACGCTAGACAATGTGTTGTGTCTAGCGGGGACGCGTGATGGGCTGAATTACACCAACTCTAGATATCAAGCGTCAAGGAGACGCTTTCACGTCCAGAGGGAAGTGCTAACAAGCTCGCCCTTGCCTGGCTTCCCGGGTTATAAGAACCCGTTGAGCCTCGCTCATGCAGCAAACGGTTTAGCGCTGCTAACACAAGCTCTACGTCCCGGACCCGTCAGGGTCCGGTAATACCATCTCCTATTAAAGGAACTGTTATGCCCCAGTTGGGCAATATCGTCATCAATGACGCCGCGGCCACTCCCGTGGCCCATACCTTCGCTCCGGTGACCTCCAACGGTCGCCTGGCGGAGCTTGCCAACCGGACCGCCACCACCCCGAAGGGTTTCGAAACCCTGCGGGTCGAGTGTCGTAAGCCGGAAGGCCAATCGACGGTGTATCGCGTCACTGCCGGTCTCAATGATCCGGTTGAAGCGGTCGTCGATGGGCAGACTGTGGTTGTTCGCAACTCCAGTTTCGAGGGAAAGTTCAATTTCTCCCCCGAAAGTACGGCCCAGGAACGCAAGGATCTGGTGGCTCTCGTTTCGAATCTGTTTGCGCACGCGACCTTCAAGTCGACGTGCGAGAACCTCGAACCGATCTACTGACCCATGCATACGCTTGATTCGATTACCTTGAGTCAAGCGCTCTCGGAGACACTAAAGTGGCTACGAAACCTCCTGGCCGTAATCGGCCTGTTAACGTCGCTGTTCCTCCTTTTCTCGACAAGTTCCTTGCAAAGCTCGCTAGAGCTACGCACTGGGATCGCCTCAGCGAAGTCTGTGCCGTCGACGGGAGCGTCATCCCCGGGTCCCCAAAAGGGGTCTGGTGTGATTATTCTCCCAATCGATTCGCAGTAGAATACCTGTGGCAAGAGCTGCTTTCAAAGTACGACGACAAGAAGTCGTCGGCCTCTAAGAAGCAGGAAACCATGCGGCGCTTCAATGCTGCAGAGGAGGCATGCGCTGAGACCAACCTACGATTGAGACATCCGGATCCTGCGACGTTTTCAACGGCGTCGACAGGTGTTTGGTCAGTTTTCGAGCTGGCTAAGCAGAAAATCTCTGGTATTCTTGGTCCTCTGGATTGGGATGAAGTGCGTGATCGGATGACCTTCACCGGCGGAGCCTCACCGAGGCTTAACCGACGCGTGTCTGCACCCGTCTACAAATACTCCGGTGTCCCGGAGACGACGTACGATAATCTTGCCCTTGCTACTGCCGTGATTACGTCAGTACCGCTTTGGAAACAGCGCCTCACATCTGAGGAAGGTGACCTGGAAATTGCAATTGCACCAGGCAACAAGATTAGTTATGTGGCTAAGAACTACAAGATGGACCGTGTGATCGCCCTTGAGCCTGATCTGAACATGTACTGTCAGAAAGGCCTTGGTAACGTAATCCGGTCGCGTCTTCGTAAGGCAGGAATGGATCTTAAGACGCAACGCACAAACCAGGACCTGGCCTTTTACGGGTCAGTGACTGGCGGCGTGGCGACGATCGATCTTTCCATGGCGAGTGACACCATCTCGTTAGAGCTGGTGCGCCTACTCCTGCCACCTGATTGGCTAGCGGCACTTGAGCACTGTCGCAGTCCGTTGGGAGTTCTCCCTTGCGGTACTAGAGTTCTGTACCGTAAGTTTAGCTCCATGGGCAACGGCTACACGTTTGAACTGGAGTCCCTGATCTTTTGGGCTCTGATGCAAGCGCTGTGCCAAGCTCACGGTGTTAGTGGCGCTCTTGTAGCGGTGTACGGCGATGATATTATCGTCCCATCTGCTTTGGCCCCGGCCGCGTTGGAACTGCTTGCAGTTTGCGGCTTTACTCCTAACGAAAAGAAAACCTTCGTTAAGGGTCCATTTCGGGAGAGTTGTGGAAAACACTTCCTCTCGGGACAAGACGTTACACCGTTCTTCGTCAAAGAAGACGTGCGTAGTCTGTCTGGCTTGTTCCTCCTCCACAACAAGCTGTATCGTTGGAAGGAGCGGCAGAAGGACAATCACTACATAGATCACAACGCTTTGAGGGGCTTGCTCCTCTGGTTGCGTAGTCTAGCACCGAAAGAATGGCGGAGACCACGTATCCCTAACGGGATGGGCGATGGTGCCTTTATCGGCACCTTTGACGAATGCCTGCCGAACCGACCTGCATGTACCTATAAACCTGGCAGTAAGAAGCCAGGCCAAAGGGACGGCTGGGAAGGATGGCTGGTGAACGTCCTGGTTGACACAACACCTCTCGTTAACTATTTTGACGGGTATCTCGTGAAAGAGAGACTCGGCAAACGTAGTGAGGATGGGATTGCTCCCATGCACCGAGAGAAAGTGCCTATTGCTCCACCTGAGGAAATTGGGTGGATGCTTAAAGCACTTGAACCAGAGCCAGCGGACCAACTTCGTCATCTCGACGAACCGCTGAGTGGGCAGTTATCACTAACTGCGCGGACGAG